CTTCATCTTGTCATCAAGTTTATCCACGAGTCTAACGTCATGGATGTTGTACTCAATGAACTTCTGCCAGTCGTTCTCGTAGAACTCCTTGAAGGTGTCGTACTCACTGTGATCCAGTTTCTTCTCGCCCAGTTCCACAAAGCAGATATGATCTAGTCTGTAGGATTCTTGGTTTGTGTACGTGAACTTTCTATATAATTCAAGGTAGTCCAGAGTAGAAATGCCTGGAAGATCGTAAGCGATTTGTTTTCGTCCTTTAATGAAAATTTCGCGAGAAGAAATAAGCTTCCAAGGACTAAGCATCTTAGTATACTTCTCACCAAGTACCCTATCAATACGCCTAGCAATATAGGGAATATCAAAAAGCTGAACATTCCAACCTGTAATTACGTCTGGGAAATTTTGGTTCCAATAGTCTAGGAACGCAGACAACATGGACTCCTCTGAACGGAAGTGCATGTAATCAACCATGTTGTCTTTATTGTCAAAGGGGCGAGCACCAAAGACCAAGAAGCGTCCAGTGTAAGAATCCTTGATAGTGATAGCAAGGATCTCCTGGTCGGCAGTCTCAATATTGGGGAAACCATTCTCTGCTGCTGTCTCAATGTCAATATTAAACACCCGAATCTTACTTACATCGTAAGCAATCTCCTCTTCAGGGTGCTGCTCAGCAATGTACTGATAAAGATATCGGGTGTTACCGTAGATGTCAAAGTCTTCTACGTCCTTATATTTTTTTACAAACTCTTTTGCCTCATTGATAGAACCCTGCTTTACAGGTTCTACACAGTCGCCCTCAAGTGTACGCCACTCGGAATAATTTTTGGTGGGGATGTACAACGTAGGGTTGAAGGGCACCCTGTACGAGACAGACTGCCCACCCTCATAACCACGAAAGAGCAGGCGGTTGCCTGCTTGTTCAACATTAGTGTAAAACTTCATTCAGTCAGCAGTTCTGCGTTTCCATTATAATACTGAGCAAGCAACTGCTCACTCGGGTCCACAAACGTAATTATATCAGAAGATCGGACCACACACTCCTTTTCGTCGGCAAAGGGGAGCCAGTCTGTCAACTGGTCCCCCTCCACAAGCATTGGTTTGTTTAGGATACAGTCTGGATCTCCAAACTGAACCCCATCAATTTCATCAACTGACGCCAGCAGCCACTGGTCCTTCAGTAACAGCACTTTGAGTAGTTTCTCCAAGGATATCAGCTCCGTTATTAGGTAGGAAAGAAAGATCAACGCCAGATTGCTTCAGTTTCTGTACGTAATTTGCCAGAATGTCCTGAGACGGTGGCATCGCAGAAACTACAGAAGATGGGGCAATGCGATGATCTTCATATGGAGTGTAAGGATTCCAACGACGATAACGCACATTATATGTTTCTTCTCCCTGAACCGTATCATCAGAAATTGAAAGAGTCAGAGTGAGAGGATACAACAACTGATAAGCAACAAACTTATCTTCTTCTCGTACCTGAGTAAAGTTACAAATGATATCGTCTCCAGTTACCAACTTCAGGACACGAACATTATGTTCAATGGTATCAGACATAGTAGATCAATTCTTTTCTATAGTATATCAAATCAAAAGGGGACCGTCAAGTCCCCTTCATGTTTATTTAGAACCACTTCTTACGCTTCTGTTTTTCTGGCAGTTCTTTTCTCAGAGAAATAGTTAAGAGTCCGTCAGCAAACTGAACGTCCTCAACTTCTACATCATCTGCCATTTGCCAGTTCTTAGAAAATGTTCTATATGAAATTCCCTTGTGGGAATAATTTCTTTCTTTCTCTTCTGGTGCTTTGCGAGCAGATACAGTCAAGACATTCCGTTCTGTCTCAACTTCAATATCTTCGCCTGAAAATCCAGCAAGAGCAATCTCCAGAGTGGTTCTGCCATCAGATCCGTTAATGATGTTGTAAGGAGGGTAATTTGTTCCACCTCCCGCAAGAGCTTCAAGTCTGCTGAATGTTTCATTGAACCCGATTGAATATGGTGTGTATGTTTCCCAATTGAATGTGACCATTGTCCTTAAAAAGCGACGTGTACATGTGACCCTTTCGGCATCACACATATAATTATATCTCTGAGAACTTTTTTGACAACAAGATAACGTTCTGGTTTTCCGAATCTTCTTTTCGGTTCTCTTCAATAAACCTGAACGTATGTTCGGTAAACAAGTCAAACCCAATAGAATATCTTAGTTCACCTGTTTCGTTTGGTTCAACTCGGTGCTCTAACCAAGAGGGAAATAGTGTGATAGATCCCAATTTGTTAGAGCAACGCCACCAATCAAAATACAAACTAAGACTAGGAAACCAATAGTCTGTAGTAGTTCCAAGATCAGACAGAGAAACGTTTCCACTCAGATAAGTATTCTCGTGGAAAGCATGACAATGAGTCTCCAGTCTTTCTCCGTCAGTAAGAACTACTGCCCAACCACGAATCCATAATTTATCTTTGGGCAGAGGATTTGCTCTAAGCAATTCCATAAAAGAATAGTAGGATTCGTATATATTGTTTGCTAGATGTTTTATATGTTGACTATCCCAATCAAATATATTATACATTGCCCACTGCCGCTGATAGGTAGTGTTCAATGCATTAGCTACATCAGAAGACATTCCAACATCATTATCACGGATTAAATCTGCAATACTTTGTGCCAAAGATTCTTCGTATTTGTCTGTATAAATTGAGATGTCAAAATTAGGAGCAAACATTGTATTTGCTCTCCAACTTTTCCACCGATTCATTTTGGGATTTGAATACGGTATCTTAGTTGGGTGATTATCTAATTGATTCATTCTTCAGTAGTTTTTTTCCTACCAATATTATACTTGCTCTCAAGAGTCCACTCTTGTTTTTCTTTGAAAGCAAGGACTTTGATTTGATTGAGTGGTGCCAAGTCTTCAATCTTAGCAGTATCAATTACTTTGATGAGACCCCAGTCAGAAAGTAGTTGTACAATTCTATTTCTACGCTGAAGATCATTCAAAGAGAAGTTTGTTTGCTTTCCATCTAGAGCAAACAACTCTTTAAAGTGAACAATATAATACTTGCCTTGCTTGTGTAGGATATGGCAAGACTGATAAATCTTCTTCTCTTTACGAGATGCTACCCCAATACGTGTTAGAGTTTCTCTCACTTTAAGAAAATCATCTGGTTCACTGAGAACCACTTCTACCATATCAGTTTGCTTCCACTGGATCTCAGTTTCACCGCTCATGTTTTCCACCCTTGCTCAATGCTTTTTTAATATGATCTAACTGATCCTTGGTGAGAACCCTGAGTGCCTGGAGTGCTTTATCGTCATTATAACCATAATACTCTTTGACTACATCAAGATAATCAATAGAATCTTTTTTTGCCCAAGGAGAGAAACGCTTCCTCGGTTTCACACTATTTATAAAAAAGTCATATTGCATCTTCTTTGGTAGATGCGGGTTCTTGTTCATTTCATTGGCATAAAGCACAGTATCTGTGAAAGAACTAAGACACCTGTTAATAATGTAAGCAGGATAACCTCGCTCAGCATCAGCGTCATCATCTAAGATGCTCCTTTTAGATTGGTTGATTGAGTACAGGTAGTCTTTTAATTGGTACGTCATTCCAGTGTCTAATCACTCCACTAATAATAAAAAGGTTGGTAACCAAGTAAGAAACAAAAATAAGGGTGCGTATGCCAGCAACAATATCTGCTTCTCTGTCATTTCGTCCATCTTTCTGCCCCAATGCTTTTGCCCAGATTCTCCACATTAGAGTTTGGCAGTAACTCCAATAACTTTTGCGTTGGGGTTGCGAGCAAGGGCAACTTGCCTTGCTTCCTGATAGTCACGGGCATAAACTTCTTCCTTGAAGACATGACCTGCAACGTAGAGGGTGACTTCACACTTCATAATTAAAAAGGACTAGTTCCTTGCGAGACGCTTGATCTGTATTATAACTCCCCACGCTCCTCATGGTGTAAGTGTGTGCAAATTCTGCTACTGTCCACCCCTGGAACCTCTCACGTATGAGTTGAGACGAATTATAAGATATAAGTTGAGGACCAATAAACCGATCACAAAGGGAAGCAAACCCATCGTGGTCAAATGATTTGTGCATATTACCTTTCCTTCCGTATAGGTTAGATCCAATTTCATAGGGCGGATCAAGGTAGGTGAAGACAGATCTATCGTCTGTAAGGAGCTTTTGGTAGCTAGCATTGGTGATCTTCCAATTCTGAATCAGTTGCGTATATGCTGGAAGTTTATCTATCCCTCGCATTGAGAAGTTTGAATCAGATGCCTGGGCACTAAAGGATGAGGACTCAGAGAGACCAGAAAAAGAGCACTTGTTAATAACGTAAAAAGCAGTAGCACGATATAGAGAGGGTTGATCATAATCATTCACAACAGTTTTTGCTTCTTCAAATAATCCACGTGCAGACCCTTGATCTGGATACCTTGACTTCAGTTCTTGAAGACGTTTATGCAATTTGTATCCATCATCCTGGAGAGTTTTCCAGAAATTAGCAAGAGGTTCATACAAATCATTGACCCAAATATTCAGTTTGGGATAACGCTTACTAACCTCAAGGGCAACGCTACCGCCGCCCAAGAATGGTTCACGATACTCTGTTGCCAGGGAAAGGTCTGGGAGGAACTGGAACAGGTTTGCTAGTGCCCTGCTTTTGCCCCCTGGGTAGCGGAGCGGTGTCTTCAGTGATTTCAAAGTTTGGGGCATTGTACTTAAGATACTCAAAGAACGTCATTTT